AACGGTGACCCCGGCGCCGTTCTTGTAGTCGACGATCTCCAGGGTCTCGGTGAAGAAGCTCAGCACCCCGGCGTCGACCGTGCCGAACATCGGGACCGGGGGAGCGGTGAAATAACCGTCGAGCGAGACGCGGAACTCGACCTTGCTCCAGTCGCTGAGAGCGGTGACCCCCGAGAGATAATCCAGCATCACATTGACGCCATCGATCAGGTCCTGGTCGATGGTGATCAGGTGCCCGTCCTGGGACCAGGTGCGGCCGATCTCGCTCGTGCCGATCTCGGTCTTACGGTCGGTGACCGCCTCCTCGATCAGCTCATGCGCCAGGGTCCCGGTCGCAGCGTAGACCGAGGACGGCCGGTGCGGGTGCTGCTGACTGAGGTGAAAGGACCCGGGACAAGCCAGCCAGCGATAGGCGCTCGACGCACCGAGGAGCGAATGCGCGGTCATTCGTAATCCCAATCAGTAGCAATATCGTGCGCGAGGTCTTGGATGATCTCGTTCACTTCCACGAGCGGATCGCGGCCAACACTAAGCCGCACGATTTTTCTCTCACTGACCCGCTGCGCTATGCGCTCGCGCTCAGCCGCTGTCGCCTCGGCGGCGAAGTGGTCGAACATGGAAGCCAACCGACGCTCGTAAGGCTCCCCACGCTCGGAGGATTGCACCCAAGCTATCCACCAAACGCGGGCCATATCCATCGCCTCTGCGCTTGGCTCGGCGCCGAGGAGCGAGTGCTGGGTCATTTGAGCTTGAGATCTACCGGGACAAGATTGGGCTCGGGCCTGGGTTCGTCACGGAGAAACGCGATCGGCCCCTCGACGGTATCCGGCAGCGGCGGGAGCAGATACCACTGCGCCTGGCCCAGCTTCATGGACAAGCGCCACACCGTGCCGTCGTTGCCCAGCACGTAGAGCACGTCCGGGGCGTCACCCCCGGGAGAGCCCACCGCGATCTGCATGATGACGGGCGCGGTCACGGCTGGAGACCCACACTCTGGGCGAGCTTGACCGCCTCTTGGTAGAAGACGTGGCCCTTCTCGACCGGCACGTCATAGAACTTGGCGATCGCCCATTTCTTCTGCAGGGCTTTGACCTGGGCGACGTGACCGCCGGCATAAGCCTGCCTCACCAGGGCGAGACCGGCGTCACGGGCTTCACCAGGCGACATCGAGGATGCGTCGACCAGGCCGATGTCGTCTTCCTGGGCCTCGGGACCAGCCCCGTTGAGATCCTCGGGTGGTCCTAGGACCTTCTCGACCGGTCCCGCCTTTGTCTTCGCCGCGCGGGCGTTCGCGGCGGCTGCCTGGCGGTTGGCTTTGAGCTGCTCAGCAATGCCAGACTGGTTTGGTGAGATATCAGGTGACGACGGCAGCACTTTTGGCAGCACGAGGTGTTGAAACTGCGCGAGCAGCTCCTGCCCGGCCAGAGTTTCCGTGTCGAAGGTCAGGCTGACTTGAACTTGCATCGTGATCTCCCTGTAACTCGCTGATTTCAGCGGCCTTGCGCCGGAATACCTTGATGATCCGCTCGTCGAGCGTGCCGGGCAGATAAAGAAAAGAAGCCAGGACGCTGTCGTGCTGTCCCAGACGGTGCGCCCGCGAAATTGCCTGCACGTTTTCGCCGGGGACCCAGGAGGGCTCGACGATTGCGACCTCGGAGGCCGCGGTCAGGGTGATCGCGGTCCCGGCGGCGAGAACCTGCCCGATGAATACCCGGACGTTGGGGTGGTTCTGAAACTGGTCGATCGCTTCCGCGCGGTCCTTCGGGCTGGTCGCACCGGTGATCACCACCGGGTTGAACTCCACGAGACCCTTGCGCAAATCCTCGATCACCGTGTGATGCCAGGCAAAGATGAGGAGCTTGCGGGTCGACGCCATGCGCTCTTGGACCCAGAGAAGGGTCGGGGCGACCTTGAGAAGCCCCAGCTGCTGGCGCAGGGCGGCGGTCCCGACATCGATCGTCTGGAGCGCCCTGACGACATCGTCGTCGCTCTGAGCCCGGGAGAGACGGTCGACCGCGTCTTTGGTCCCGGTCATCGCGTCCGCTGCGCTCGGTGTGTAGATCAACGGAATGTCCTGGATCTGCAAGGGCGGCAGCTCGGTGAGAACCTCGGCCTTGCGGCGGCGCAGGACCACCGGGGCCAAGGCGTCACGCAATATCCCCTGGTTTTTGGAACCGGTGACCTGGCGGCCAAAGACCGTGTCGCGATACCGGGTGAACCGGTCCTCGAACTCGATCTGGGTGAGCGGTCGCGCCGCGCCGTCGGGACCATTGGTCGACAGCGCCTGGGACCAGAAAGTCCGGTAGTGCTGCCACATTTCCCCGGCGTGATTGGGGGTCGGCGTCCCCGACAACAGGATCACCCGGTCGGCGTAAGCCTGCAGGCCCTTGTCGCCGCGCGGGGCACCGTAGATCGCCTGGGTACGGTTGCTCGGGTTCTTGAGGTAATGACACTCGTCAAGGACCAGAAGGTCCCAGCGGATCAGCTTGAGGAGGAAAGCGATCCTGGATTTGAGGTTGGAGAGTTCGTCATAGGAGAGGATCAGGATGACCGGCTTGGAAGGGCTGAGCTTGGGCTGGATCTGGCTGACCTGGGCCCCCGGCTCGACCAGGACGACCCGCTTGTCCCAGACCGGGACCCAGCGGTGGATCTCCTGCTGCCAGACCCGCCGGGCGCCAGCGGGACAAACGATCAGGATATGATCGCAGTCGAGCCGCTGCGCCGCGGCCAGGGCCTGGCGGGTCTTGCCGAGCCCCATGTCGTCCGCGAGCAGGACGGCTTTGTGTTGGGCCAGCCGCTCGACCAGCCACGTAACACCTTGTGTTTGGTAATCACGGAGAGCGGTAGACACAACTGTCCCCCTCCACAAGCTGTTGTTCTCTCGGGGAGAACGGACGTAGCTCGGGTCAACAGGGGCTAATTTGTAGGGTCACCGTGTCTCGTGTCAAGCACAAAAAACACTACACAGATTGTTGCGAGCCAAACAGCGCCAGAAGGGCCGCCTCGGCGCGGCCGTCGTCGCGCACTCTTATAAAAGACGCCGCGTTCGCCGGGAACATGCGGGCAGCGATCAGGCGAGCCTCGTTCTTGTCCGGGCCGAGCCGGAAGGATTTCTTCCACTCGTTAGGGGTGATCAGGTGGGTCGGCACGGCCAGGGCGGCGAGAACGCCACGCACCAGGCCATAGGCCAGGCCGAACGAGAAGCTGCTGGTAACCCCTTGTTTTGGCAAGGCGTGGACCCTCTCGATAAAGGCGCAGTCGGGTTCGTACCGGCGCAAGGTATCAGCGAGCCAGATCTCGCTGATCTGCCTGCGCAGCATCCTCTTGCCGATCGCCACGGTGGCGACCGGCATGTCGCAGACGGTCAAGGCGCCGAGACCGGTGTCGAGAAGGGCGAGGGCGCCGCCCGCACCGGGGTCGACGCCTAGCACTCGCATAGCCGAGCGCGAAGTTCCGCGCGCTCGCGAGGGTCTGCCACATACTCGTTGAGGTGCCGACACATCGCGCAGACGGTTGGTGGTGGATCTACCGGGGGCAGACTTTTGATGAGTTGACCGCAGCCGGCACAGATGAACTCGTCACAAGTGCGTTCGATCATGTCAGCACAGCTCGCTGGGGTCGGTGAGAAACTCGAAACACTCGTGCCCTTCCTGCTCGCAACAATAGAGGACCGCGCCAACCCACTTTGTCGGGATGGTCCCGCGCTGTCGCCACATCTGAACCCGGTTGTAGCTCGCGCCATGATCCCGCTGATACTGGTTTAGCGCGTTGAGCAACCCGCGTGGGCCACCGAACACGCGAAAAACATGCTCGACATCGATCACCAGCACGGGTCTGCCCTCCCTGTTCGTAAGGTTTATGTGGCCTAGCTTGCACGATTTGTAAGGTCGGTACGACATTTTTATGTCGGGTAACCGTCACAATGTTGTGGTCTCAGGACCACTACAGAGCCTGTGGATAACTCTGTCAACCACAAAATGCGGGATCAGCAGGGGCCGGGGTTAACCTCTTGTGATGATAACATGACACCACAAGACGTTGTGTGATGGGTCATAGACATAACAGGTTGTAGGGATGCTCAACACAAATTGTTGTGTTGCTTAACAAAGGGGCGTATATAGGAACTCTACATGCCTGTGGATAATGTGGATAACCCCGCGGTCAAACCACAGCACAAAACCTTGAAGAGCGGACCTAACCCCTTGATGGAGCATCGTATCATGGACCCGAGCACCGAAACACATATCCCGCTCCACACCGGCGGCGGAAAAAACACGTATGGACTTTGTTGTCGCTGATGCGCAAAATCGAGACGACATAAAAAGCGACGAACAACGGGAGGCACGACATGCTAGAGCGTCAAGCCGCCGGAACACCAAACAACGATCTCAAAAATACGCGGGCCGTCCCGAGAACCAACCCTTTGCCGATGCTTTGAGAGCCGCCATGGACAAGGCCGGCTTTACACCCTCGGATCTCGCGCGTGCAGCGTGGGGTTCGACAACCAACAAACGCGGCAACAGTGTCGCGCGTAAGCGCGACAGGGTCGGGCACTATCTCGCCGGGACCAACTACCCGACACCGGAGAACCTGCAGCTTCTGGCCGACGCGCTCGGCATCCCGGTCGAGACCCTGATGATCGATCGCCCGGCGGGTGCGCCCGCGGGTGCGCCCAAAGCACCGCGCGCAGCATCATCGACCGCCAGCGCCGGGACGTTGAGCCAGACATCGCTTCCAGCCCAGCCGAGCAAAATCAGGCTACAGGTGGACCGGGTGATCCACTGGAGGCTGGCCGAGCATATCCACCGTCTGCTCAAGGAAGCCGAGACCGGCGAGGTGACGACGGTTGACGAGACAACGCTCGGCGAAATTGTCGGCGGCACCGACACCGAGGCTCAGGCTGACATATCTGACGCAAAGTGAAGCCGCCGCCTTGTTGCGGTGCTCGGTTCACAAGGTCGCGCGACTACGGCGTGACGAAGGCTTGCCCTGGCTACCGGGGCGGCCGGTCTTAATACCGGAGGACGAGTTTTTACGATGGCTCAACAACAGGACAGTCAGAACATCGGCCAGAACATCGACATCGGGCCGTTCCGCAAGATCAGGCTCAAGGTCAACGGCAAAGGCTACTGGGAGATCTGGTGGACCGACGCCGGGGGAGGCGCTTACCTCACCCGTCGCGAAAGCTGCCGCACAAAGGATCGTGCGCAGGCTGAGGCTTATCTCGACACGTTCTGCGCCGCCGCGCGGGACAGCCAAGACGCGGTAGCCCAGGCCCTGGTTCCCGCGGTGGACGAGCTCTGCCGGCGCTGGCTGGACTACGTGGCACCTTTGGGGAAGGACAAGACCGGACGCTATGTGCTGGCCCCGACGCGGAGCGTGCTCGGGCGCTTGGCCGCAGATGCGCTCGACAGCCAGACCCTGCAGGATTACACCCGGTCCCGCCGCGGCCGGGGGGTCAAGCCCGGGACCATCCGGCGCGAGCTCGGCGCGCTACGTACAGTGCTGATCTGGGCGACCAAGCAGAAGCTGATCGCGCGGGACGATCTGCCGTTCTTCGACGAGGCGGTGATGCCGCAGGAAGGACCGCCGCGGATCAAGTTTCTCGACGAGGCCCAGGAACAGTTTTTCTGGGACCAGGCGATGCAGTGGCCGGATCTGCGGGTCAAGGTATTTGTCGCGCTCGGCCTGGAGACCGCGGCACGGCGCGGGGCGATCTTGGACTTAACCTGGGACCGGGTGGATCTCAAGAGGGGGATGATCGACTACCTGGTCCCGGGCGCCAGGGTGACCAAGAAGCGCCGGGTGCGGGTGCCGATCTCCGATCGTCTGCGCCCCGTGCTGGAAGAAGCTTGGCGCAACGCCGCTTATCACATCGAGGGACGGCCGACAGGCCGGGTGATCGAGGCCCAGGCGATGATCCGCAAGCCCTTTGAACGCTTCACCGAGGCGATCGGCATGGCCTGGGTGACACCGCATGTGCTGCGCCACAGCTGGGGCTCGCTGAAGGTGATGCGCGGGGCCTCGCTCTATGACATCAGTCAAGTGATGGGCGACACGGTGGCGACCCTGGAGAAGCACTACCTGCACGTATCGCCGGATCATCTGCGACGGGTGATTAACCTATGAAACGCTACCGCATCGTAGCGCGCTTGGAGCTAACCGTCACCGCCGAGGACATCAACGCGGCGAGACAGATCGCCGAGGACCTGCAAGTCGGCTCAGACATCGACTGGCGTCTTCGTGCTCGTCATCACGGGTCATCGATGGCGCACCCCACGCCAACGCAGTGTGCGTGGAACATCATCGAGCCGCTAGACGAGGTCGACGGCTCAGGCTAGGCGCAGCACCTTTAACTTAAAACCCGAAAGGGCCAGTCCGACGAGGACTGGCCCTTTCTTCGTTTTTCGCGACACGACCGCGAGCCTTCACCATGGGGTGGGACACCACTCCTGCCCCATGAGGGAACGCCAAGGCAATGGGGAACCCTGTGCGCGCCGGCACTAGATATGGACGATCAGGGCCTCGGATGCAAGGATTTTGGCAAGTGCGGCCTCGTGCTGGCGCTCGTTGCCTGCGAGATTAGGCTTGCCGCGGCAGGCGAGGCACCGCGTGCCGCTATCGATCGCGACGGGACCGGCGAAAGCCCAGCAGCTCTCCTTGGGACCAGTACAGGCGATCGGACGGACGGCTATCCGCACCGGGCGGAACCGCTCGACGACATCGGCGGGCGGGACGGATGCTTTGGCCGGCATCGTAGAAATCCCCTTGGCTTGGCAC